AGAAGGTCACATTGAAAGTCTCAATTCTGTTGGTGTCGCCCCAATTTAGATCAATTGGATCAATAGAAATTGGAAAAATACCAGAGAACAGATAGGAACGAATAGGCCGACCGTCTTTGGAAAACTGAGTTACTTCAGCTGTAGATTTATAGCTTGTAGGCCAGATTTCTGGATCAAGTCTGTTTGAAATAAGAGCATTCATCATATTTGACCATTTTTCTAGCATAGCGCGCACAGCAAAGTCTTCATCGTTCAGAATGCTACATTGCCAGTCCATATACTGACGCTCGCCAGAATACTTGATAACCGCTCCAAAATAAGGAACAGGGGCTTGCCCAACAATCCATCCAGGCATAGAAGCTGCTTGAACGAAAAACTTTATCCGATCTTTAGTAACAGAATTTAAGGCAGCATTGGGGAACAGATTTACCTCAAACTGCGAGGGTCTAGTACCACCATAAATCAAACCGTGTGAGCGGAAACTGTTGATATTAAAAGCCAAGTTATATTACTCCTTTAGAGAAATGTTCCATTATCCTTATTTATATCGCTTATCTGAAGCTACCGATAATTTCTTGGAATGAGGTTCCAGTTCTGGTAGCTACGAAATATAGCTGGATAAAGTCAATCGCTCGCTCTGGTTTGACATAAATGTCTGCAACCATCGTATGGCTATCAATAACTTCAGGTGTGTTGTTTGTTTCATCACAAACAACCAAGAAGTCATAAACACCTCGCCGCCCTTGAATTTCACGCATATAAGGCGTAACCATATTTCTGAACAAAGCTCTTGTGAAAGAATCATTCAACTCAAAGAGGAAGAACTTAGCAGCAGTTGAGATAGCTTTTTCAATTGTAATGAACAAGCGTCTTACGTTCATGCGGCTGAAGGCAGATTCTTTACCAAGCAATGTTTTGTTACCAAGCAAGAGAGTACCTTGTCCACGTTCTGTAAAAACAGGGTTAACGTCATTCTTATAAAGCGCATCGCGAAATGTCTTTCTTGGGCTCCAGGCTAACTTGACAACGTTCTTGATATGACCACGATTGTAGCCAGCGAACGCCCACCATGGATCAGTCAGATTATCTGTTCGGACAGCTAGACCAGCGATATCACCATTTAGAGGTAGATACCGATAAAGGTCATTATATCTATCGTATTGATATTTGTGTCCTGAATCCAAGAAGGCATAAGAACTGTTGGTTAGAGACTGACGAAACTCAATAACGTTATCCACTTCGTTGCCGAAAGCGTTAACAGTATCAAAGTAGTCAGGGCTGCAAAACAAGATCACATCTTTACGAATCTCACAGATATTATCAATAATATAGTTAGCCAGACCTTCATTATTGAGGCCGCCACGCGCTTTACCCTGCATAAGGATAGAAACGTCAATATCTTCGGGGCTGGCGAAGAAATCATAAGCATTAGCTAGAACGCCGAGTGAAATAGCACCTTCACTAGAACCATCTTGCCCATAGTGTAAATGAATTGAACTAATATCATTGTTTTGGGTAGAAGCAAGATTTAGGGCTGTGTTTGTGTAACCAATTGCTCTATCGTTCACAATATAAATGTATTTGGACTTGCCATTTACAACGTTTCTGTAATATGTGCTTTGTCCGTCTAGACCTTTTGCATCTGTAGCACGAGAAAGGAACTTGTAAGATTCAAGAACTGTTCCTGGCACGCCGCTGAATACACCACCTTCATCAATAACAACCATATGAATTTCATCATTTGCAGAAGTATTACCATAAGTCCGCATATATTCAGATTGACCAGGAGCAACTTGATCTAGAACAAACCATTCCCAAAAACGGGTCATAGAATTAACGAGTGTCATATTGGCAATGAGTCGTAGGTCTTGCTCAAATTGCAAATTAAATTGAGCAGCAGCAACAGTGCTGTTGACGTTTGAAGAATAAACACCAATATTTGTGATCTTCAAAGCTTGTGTACCAATTGAACTATTTCCAAATTGGATAAAGTCCGTGATTTGCATATTTGCTTGGAAATTAACGGTTGCAGTATTTACCGCAAGACGCGCATTGTTCTGAGAAGAGCCGTCATGATTGTAAATAATAACAACGTTAGCAGTATTGGAACCAACATTAAGAGCAATTGTCGCGCCACCGTTACCAACGGCTACGAGGTTTTGTGTCTCAGTAAAGCCATTAGCTGAATCACAAAGAGAAACACGGATAGAATCTCCCATTTTACCTGGATAACGAGCAATATAAAGAACATCTGAATCAAATGTTCCTGCTTTTGCAAGATAATCGTCTTCATGCTTGATTAGGTTATATTCTAGGTTCGCAACTTGGGCAGTGTTACCAATGGCCGCGAAAACAGAAGTATTAGAAACTAGCTGAATCTGATTGTCACCGTTGGCAAGAGCGTGTGAAGCTGAATCTAAGTTGAAAGCTGTGCTGTTGATAATAGAGCCGATTGTTGAATCAAGAGCAACAGCAGAGCCGTTAGATGCAATGATAATCATGCCGGCTACTAGGCCAGTTGTGTTTGCCAGAACAGTAATGCTGTTAGCAACGAAAGTTGCAGTTACAATTGGAGAAGACCCTGTTGCGTTTGCAGCGCGGACACAATAAAGGGTATCTGCATAGGCTAGGAAGTTAGCAGCAGTAAAATAAGTTTCTGGGTTAAGATTGGTAGGTTTTCCGAAACGCGCCCAAAGAAGCTTTTCTGTATCAATGAGGACTCGTCTCTCAAGTGGCCCCCATCTAAATACACCAGCGAATCCGCCAACGGTTGTAGCAAGATTGGGTACTGCACCAGTAAGATCAACCTCTATAACTTGTACGCCGGGCGATACTAGGTTTCCAAATTCCATTTACCTTATTCTCCTATGTTAGACCATAGCGATCCAAACTTAATAATCTTCCTGATATTTATAGTTTTGGAGCTTTTAGAATAAATATCTATAAACGTCATGGTCTAACTTAAATGAATAGAAAAAAAGAAAACAATCCAATGTTTGGAAAACTCCATAGTGAAGACGCAAAGATGCGTATTGCTGCCTCACGGAGAAACAGCAAATGGCTTTATGATCCTTTGACAGGAATGCAGAAAGCGATTGACAAAAACTTGGTGGAAGAATATATTAGGAAGGGATGGAAGCTTGGCCGTCTGAAATACAAAAAAGAACCAAGCTATCTCTTGTCATTCTGAGGAAACAAAATGGATTATGAAGCAGAAAAAAACTGGTTGAGAAGTCAAATATCAGAATATCCTTATCCTATGTGGATTCATGGATATGATTTTGGTGTTAATAGAGTATCAAAAGATAGATTGAATACAGGCACTATTATAGGTGATAAACTTAGACTTTGGTTTTATAAAGAAGAATATGAAAGAGATAGGGTTTTTGCTGCTTGCTGTTCAATGAGAGAATATCATGGATGCACCATGGGTTACGGATTTCCTCCAGAATGGTTTCAACAAAAGATTGACTACATGGCAGCGGTGCGCGAGATAGCAGGAAGACTGTAAAAAGGCAAATAAAAAAAATGGCCCGGTGAAGGGCCATTTTCCAGTTGGTGCGTACTCGTGAGAAGTGTGACTTCTTTCTTTGTTATTCTTTATTTATTCATCAGGTAAGGACAGACACGTTTCTTTCCGGTTTTGTCCGTATATAAACCTGATCCAGGGTCATACGTGGAAAATGCAAAAGCGCATTGTCTATCCCGTGTATCTCGGCTATTCATTGCTGCGCCTTGATTAGCAGGGGATTTGAAGTATCTATCGTAAATGTATTTGCCTGCTACGGCACTGGTAATCCCAATTACAAGAGACAGTCCAAAGTCAGCTTTGACAATGCTTCTGTCTGAGTTTGTTTCGCTCATCAGGCCGTTCAAACTCAAAAGACCTGTAAAAACGAGACTTCCCAAGAACATTTTGATTGGACGACACATATCAATTTCTCCGTATTGGGGTTAGATAGAACCCCTGAAAACAGGCAAGCTTTCAGAGGCTCTATCTAATCACTATGGATTTTAAGGCTTTACTGCACCAGATACGGGCAAGCCTTACGTGCGCCATCAGCACCAACGATCATTCCAGTGTTAGCATTGAATGATTTGTACTTTGTTGCGCACTTGCCCATGGCGGAATTCGGGCGATAGCTGTATTCTTTATCACCACGATACTTCATGGGGATATAGCCCGGTCCCTGATTGGCACTAGCCATCTTAGCGCCGACCACAACGCCGACAACGCCAGCTACTACAACAAGCCCGATCACGACGGGAACAGACACAGGATCAGCTTTTGCTTGCTGCATCGGGGCCATCGCAGTCAATGCGGCTACGGATAGACCAGCGATTGTGAGTTTTACAGACTTCATTTCTTTTTCTTCCTTTGCTATGTTTCGTTTGATTAGTCTGATAGGCAGTTCGCTTAACCTCCTTTCGTTGGTTATGAAAAGGTGTCATCGGCTTGCCCACCGAACCAATGTCCACTATGTTACTGGAAAGTAAGGAAATGTCAATTACAGAATCTCACATGATGAAAAAAATTTATTCGCTCGGAAACATCCAATTACCACCACCAAAATAATCATCTATCTGATCTGGAATTTCATCTACACCATTGTCTATGAAACCAAATGGAGTTAATTCATTTATTATTTGATCTTCACTTTTTTCTCTTAGTTTTGCAAGCGTATTGATATCGTTTAGTTCCTTGAAGTAGTCTTGATTCGTAAGCCAAGAAAAAAGTACCAAACCCATCACTAGATCATCATTCTTTCCGGCTTCAGCTTCATAAGACTGTTTTTTGCGGGAGAAAGTAGCTAATTCTTTATAGGTTGCATTGTCATTAAGAATCAGCTTTTCTTGCTCAACTAAAAGTTTAAGCATAGAGCAACCAATGGCCTTGACAGGCTTTGTTGTTCGTAGTCCCTTCTCAGTTTTCTTTCCCCCGAACCCATAGGTTACACGTTTTCCGTCCCTGCCTGCGTTTTCTGAGTGTATCAAGTTCTCATATTCATAATCATAGTAGAGTGTATCTGCGATTTGTCCACCAAGATTGATATTGTTTTCAATCAATACATGTGCTTTGTTATAGAAAGAAGCAACACGGAAGATCGTTTCTGTATACTCAATTGGAGGCAGTAGATTGTCATAGAAAACAGCTACTTGTTCATAAGGCATGCTTGTAACATCTATCACAGAGAATGCACTATAGTCTAATCCTTTTCCTTCGGACACATCGGCAACAAGTACATAGACTCTATCTTTCTCGGCTCGCTTGTATTGTCTTAGACCATTGATGTTATAGATAGGAACAACGATTGCTGTTTTTCTCTTAAGCTCTTCTAGTTTCCAGCCGGCAATAAGAGTTCCGGAGCTACCAAGCCAAGCAACACAATACTCTTGGTCAAATTTTTGTTGATCATGATTGAGCGCTGCAAGAGTTTTAAGTCTCCATGTTTCATCATAGAAAGGAACCTGAGTCCAAACGACTTTGATAGGCACATATCCATTTGTTCCTTTTTCAGCTGCAGCAAAGAAGTCATGAAAGTGATTCAAACCTAAAGGAGTTGAAGCCATGATAAGTTTAGTATTTTTACCTGAAGAAATAGTAGGATAAACGGCAGCATAGAATTCATCAAACTTTTCAATGTGCGCGGCTTCATCAAGAAATAGGATATCAATGTTGTAACCACGAATAGCATCTTTAGTTGTGGTAGCAGCAAGTGCTCTTGAACCATTCTCAAAGAAAGCAGATTTTTTTTGCCATTCAACAACACCTGGCTGAATCCACTTTGGAAGATTTTCATAGGCAACTTTTAGCTTGTCCAACATTTCTATAGAAGTTTCGCCCTTGTTGGAAAGGACGGCAACTGTCTTGTATGGATGAAAAATAATGTACCAAAGAAGATATCCTAAAGTAACGGTTGACTTTCCCGCTCTTCGGCTTGTAGCAATAATTACATATCTATTCTCATGTATCTTTGTAACCATATCTCTTTGATAGTCAAACAATCTGAATTCAGTTAGTCCTGTATCAGAACCAACAACTTTCATGTAGTTTTCTATGAAGTAGATAGGATCATTTTTACATTTGATGTATTCGGATATAAGGGATGGAGTCCATTCAATAGCAACTCCAGCCTTTTTTAGCGTAATGTTACCGCGATAAAATTCATGTCTTTTCATATAATTATTTAGAAATCTTACCTTGACAAGAAACGTCTTATCTTCTATGTATGTGGGCAGGGGCGAGGAGGTTACCCCGACCACAAAAAAAGGCGGAAGAGTTCAAAATACCCTCTTTGGGCTTTTCTCCTTTACCTCGCCCCAACTCTCTAGAAAAAAGGACATAAAAGAATGAAGAAAGTCGTCCTAGCACTCGCCGCTGCTTTCTTGGTTTCGGCGCCGCTTTCCGCAATGGCAAAAAGCGGTCATGGTCATGGTGGTAGAGGTCATCATGGGCATGGACACCACGGCCACCATGGGCATCATCATCGTCACCACCATGGGCACTGGCATGGCCATTGGGGGATTCTGCCACATCTGATCCTTTGGGGTCCGAGAGTTTATCATAATTGCCCCATTGTGATCGTCAGAGGCCGCAAGTATTTTCGCTGCTATTGGTAAAACCTTAGGGAGCATCAAAATGATCCAACACCGAGGGCTGTTGTGGGCACTAATGGCCCTCGGGTTCATCTGTCTGCTGCCGGTAATTCATTATGATGTTTTCCGTATGATTTTTAATGACCTGATATTTTATTTTTTTATGGCTATTGGTGCATTCAGTTGGATTGCGGTTTTTGTTAGAATTGGAAACAAATATGGACCGCATTACGCCGCACGGAAAAAATCAAAAGCATTATTGAAGAACCATCTGAGTGCCATGCAAAAGATAGATTTTGATGCACTCGGAGGATTTTATGTCAGAGGAGGAAATACAGGGATAACTTATTTTATTAGATGCAACAGAGGAGTTTTAGGTAATATAACACAACAAAGATTTGCTCACAAATCAAGATGTGTATGTTGTTATGTCCCATTTGTCCCCAAATATGATACGTTCCTTGTGCAAAAACTTATGCTTGAATGTCCATTAACGGAAAGACAATTTAGAGATAACGCGGTTATCGTTTAGTTAGGTTTGTGCTGTTCCAGAAGCTTAGCCAAATCTGAGGTTGTCAGGATCAAATTATTATTGATCGTTGGCTTATCGCCGGCATCGCTTCTTTGCTCAATTAGTTGAGCAGTTTCTTTTGTTTCTATCAAATCTTTGTTGGCTGTTACAATCGCTGACATAAGAGTAGTAAAAACCTCAAAAGCGCGAGGATGACCTGAGTCGCGCGCAATCTCCAATAGTTCAGAAAGTGCGACGTTGCCCTTTTCAATAGCGGCACGAATGTTCTGTTTTACATATTCAAAGTCATCGTCTGGCATAGGAACAACAATTTCTGTTGATTCTTGCCGCTCTGGTTTTTCATTATCAAAGAGCGCTTCCATGGCTGTATCTGTGTTAGCTGTTTCCATTTTATTTCTTCTTTGTCAATGTCCTAGATTTTGTTTTTAATTGTGCAACAAACGGATTCAAATCATCATAGTTTTTGTCCCATTCTGAAGGTGGATGAACAGGTATTGGTTTTTGATCTGTTATACTGCGCTTTGTAATTTCTACATCTGGTTTAACAGCAAGTTGTTTCCATATTTTTTGCCCACCACGACTTTGAAATGTAGAAGAATGTAATGTTAAACCATGATGTTTTATTAGATGATGATAAAAATCATGAGCTTTAATTGTTGAACCTTTCCTCCCAGAAATTGTGTCAATATAGAAATGTTTATCATGTAATTGTCCACCTACCCATATGTCAGGTAAATTGGTATGTGGATTATGAGCATAAAAATTTGTATCAATAATGTCATTCTTACTTTCATGTTTATAAAGATGATGCCCAGATTTCATTACACTTAAAAAATTATGTTGATTTCCTTGCTGATTGTATGGCTCAGTATCAGTCAATCTATGTTCCATTCCATACTGATCACTCACCATTGGAGTTTCAGAAAGAGGAATGATTGCTCTTAGACGTTTCATGTGTTTGGCGCTATGGTTGTGGTTTTTACTACACCCCAATCATCATCAAACCAAATCAAATGAGGATCAATGGACAATACAGAATTGCTTGTGGGCTCGCCATTTGCTGTGAGTCCCGGTTGGATTGTAAGTCTGTCTACAACATCGCCTGTATTGGCTGTATCTGTATAGAAATTGGTAACGACGAATTTAATTAGAGGTTTCTCAATAACAGGACCATAGAGGTAACCTTGAAGATTGAAGTCCAGAGTCCAAATCTGCGCGCGACGATCAGCAGTGAAATCACCCTCATAATTATCTTCAGGATAAACACTTTTAAGCGAGATTGGAATATCTATAGTCAGATTTATTTCAGGAATGAGATGCACGGTAGGTGTGTAGTCTGGCGTGAAGAATGGGAGGATTTGTTCAACAATTTTCAAGTTATCTTCTGTATTCTTCGCATAAACATAAAGTCGGAAATTGAAGTCATAAGCTACAGGAACAAATTGTGTAAAGACATGATCAGCATCATCGCCTTTACGAACATATCTGTTTATCTTAGGTAGTTTTCTATCTCCATTATAATACGCTCCAAGATACTCAAACGACATTCTTGGCAAAGTAATAGCAGTTTCTCTATCAATTGCTGGGTCTTGTTTCAAACGTGCAATAATCTTATCCTTTGGAGCAAAAGATAAAGGCACCTTCATAGATTGCAACTGAGTACCATCACTAGCCGTTCTGCTAATGTTGATATTATCAAATAGTAATCCAAAGACAATACTATATCGCTTTATTAGTTGGAAATAAAAATTATGACCTAAGATGGTAGTAAATCCTTTAGTTCTTTTCAGTCATGTATGTGGTAATTATTACAGTTAGACAAATGAATCCAACACAAATAACCAGAGCGAGTTCCCATCCCATAATGTTTTCCTTTCGTTTTTAGTGTTCAATTTCTCCAAAAGGGTCACTTTCAGAAAAATCAATGATATCGCTGACATTATCCGTCAATGTTGCATTATCGTCGGGTTCAGCTGCATCTTGATATTTATATGGACTACGCACAATGATGTGACCTTGATCTGTTTTAATTGGCTGTCTTAGATCAGTAAGAATACCATAATCATAGATATTCGTTGAGAATTTCGCATTGATTTCATCTATCTCAGGTATGCCAGTATCAAAGTGTTCGTTACTGTATTCATAAAGTTCGCAATACATATCAAACGTAGGCAGAATACCTAAAGGATAATGGATCGGTTTGTTCTGAATATACTTTATTTCAAATGCTTTTTGATTGAGAGGATAATAAATCAAATCTCCTTCACGGGGACGAATTAAATCAGTCTCTCGCCCAATGAGGTTGTCAAATGTGCGTTTGGCTACGGTGAATGTGATTTGATCACGAATTTCAACGCCAAATTTAGAAAAGAGGTTTCCTTCTCCCTCAAATCCATCATAGGTCTTGACATATAACTCAATATAGAAAGTTTGACGAAATGTTGAAATATCTGACTGACCAAAAATAGCATCCTCTGTTTCTCTTATTCTAGGTAAATAGATCATATCTATACCATAGATTTTGATACTTTCAACAATCAAGTCTTGAAGTAATTCTTGTTCGTTACTAGCCCCGACGTTATTGAAAAAAGTTGATGTAGCCATTATTTTCTTTTCTTCGGTTCTATGCCAATCTCATGACCATATCGCTTTATTGCATGTGAGATTTCATTAGGAAGAATATCCATATCTTTTCCTATATCCCTTGGTTTTCCTTTATGTTTCGTATGAGAAGCTTTCAAAGCTTGTAAGGATTCAGCGTCCCATCTATAGCGTTGCCCTTTTCCACTACGTTTTGGAGCATCAGGATAATGATATCTTATTGTATCAAAAACTTCTTTATGTGATCTATCGTTTCCATGAACATCATTAAGTCTCTTTGCAATTTCTTTATGGGATAAATCTGGATTACTGGCATGAGTTTTTAGATCATGAAGTTCTTCTTTAGGCCATGCTGTTCTTCTGGATTCTAATCCTAATTTGGTTTTGAATCTTTTATAAAGACCTTTGACATTATTTGGTTTTATTCCCATCCTCGCCCCAATTTCTTTATTAGATAAACCATTCTTAACATGGCCAGCAAATTCAGCTTTTCTTTCTTTTGTCCATTTAGAATTACCTTCATTGAGAAATTGTTTGAATTTCATCATAGAGGTTATCCCACGAGTCCAGGGATTGGTAAGCTCCAGGTGTTGTAAAGTTCTTGTTCTAATCGCAGTTTTTCCTCAACAGCTTCATTATAGATTTGTTGCCCATTGAAGATAACTCCCCCGACCATTGGCACCATACCATATTTCTTCAAGTTGTTACCCCATTGCTCTTTGACTAAGCATGTTGTATAACGTTGAAGCCAACGGTCGGACCACACTTCGGGAAAGTCTTCGGGGCTGATTTTCTTATAAGTTTCAAGAATGAGGTATGTTCCGATAGCGACCGCATCCCAAGACATATCAATCTCGCAGCGGTCTTTGTATTTGTTGAAGCGAAGTGGTTGCTTGCCCACAAGAACCTCTTCAATGAGGGCGATGTTCTGGCGCACGATATAGTAATCAGGAACCCATAGGTTTGACAACTGGTAAATATCATTCATGGCAATCTGATAGCGGATGTTGAAGATGCTGCTGACACTGGATTCAGCTATTCCAACATCAAACATATTGACGACGCCAGTGATATCTGCGGGCAATGGCACAAATCCGCCTAGTTCAGCCACCACGTTGGCAAAGGTGCCTCCAGAGGTCTGAATCGCGACCGTAGGGGCTGTTCCGAAGCCCTTGCCGTTATCTGTGAAGCTCACAGCTGTAATAAAACCGTTGCCGTTGGTTGTGATCGTTCCATTGGCTGCTAGGCCACCGCCTCCAGAGAACACAAGAGGATCAGAATTACTATACCCAATGCCCCCATTTTCAATTGTCAAGCCATAGATTCTGTCAGGATAGTTGTTGGCTACAATAACATGCTTAAAGAAAGCCTTTTCTGTGCCCTCAAAATGAAAGTCCCAGAAAGTCACAAGAGCAACGTCAATACAATCGTCTACTTGTTCATCAGCCACGTTGATTTCAATAGTAGGCTCCCCAAGTCGTCTCTTGCAGAAGGCGCCAAATTCAGCTCTTGTTGTTGGTATAGCCATGGTTTATCCTATGAAAACGTTGATGAATTTATTTAGTAAAAAGAAAAAGGGGCTTTTGGCCCCTTTCTTATGCGTCACTCGGTATCCTTTGGGTATCCGCGCTTCACGCACGAATCAGTAGTATAAACTGACGGCAAGGCGCTCTTACAACCGATCTGTCGCCTTGATTATATTTTCTTCTTATTTCTTTCCTGAAGAAACCATCATCATTTTATGACTCCTTGCGGCTTCATTCAATGTGAGTTTCTTTTCAGCTACTCTCTGAACAAGTTTTGGATCAGGTGCCACAGTATCATGAGCAACCACACCATTCAACTTCAAGAGAGACATGATTACATCCACAAGTGCGGAAACATTAGTGGCAGCTGGGCCTGTTCCGAAAATGGGTGCAATTAGCTTACTCCACCATGTATCTTGCATCTTTGCAGGCTGTGGAAGGCCGAGCCAACCAACAACAAGCGCGATGACAGTTTGAACCCATGGCATGGAAAGATATGCAATCAGTGTTTCTAGCATGTTTTATAAACTCCTATAGGTTAGTATGATCATATCTGTATTTAGGTTATCAAAGATGTAAAAAAAGCCATACCTGAAAATATACTCCAATAAGGAGGCCGAGAGCTAACCATATGAAAGACGTAGATTTTTTTGACTCTTTGATAACTTTAAAGAAACAGAAGTTCAGCATTATAACCCAAATCCTCCTTTGAAGGCAATAGTTATTAATGTGCCGATGAACGCAGCTAGGATTAGGCCAATCGCTGCATAAACACTCCTTTGTACTGGAGCAAATTCCTTTTTTGTGACATATTCATCATTAAGCATGTCTTGAATGCTATTAATTTCCTTTTGGACAGCAATAATGCGTTCTTCCAAACGAACAAGTAATTCTCTTGTGTCCTCTCGTCTATAGTCAGGCGGCATCTTTAGTCTTTCAATTTACCTTGTTTTCTTAATTCTTCTCGGAATCGTTCTCCTGCTTCTCTACGTTTTTGTGCATTTGGAAATCTTTTAGTGTTATTATAATGAACATCGTCTCTTTTTTTCCAAACGTGTCTGTTTTTACTTCTATAATCGTTTTTTTCGTCTTCTTCTTTTACAGTTTTATAACGATTACTACGGATAACTGTTGGTTCTTGAGGTTTAATTACATGTCTATAAACGGCACGTTTGACATAAGGAAATGCTTGGTTTGCAGCTTTTAAGCCAGCTATTAGATCAACTGGAGTTACAGGATGAAAACTATCATGCCCGACAATACCATAGATCGCAGCATTAACGCCAGCAAAGCCGGCAGTAGCAGCTGTGTATCCCGCAACTTTCTTTTGTCGCGGCGACATTTTGTTTATGATTTCCCGTAGTCTTTTGCCCAAGGATTACCAACTTCCGCCGCCACCGCCGCCGCCGAAATCACCGCCACCGCCCTTGAAGGCACCTTTGGCACCAATTTTCGCTTGTTTGAAGTCGCCCTTCCATGAGCCTTTGTATTTCCAGAATTTCCAATCTTTATCGGATTTACCAGATGATTTTTCATGGGCTGGATTAGAAGTATCACGTCTGACAGGTGTTCCCGAGCCTACATGTTGATTAGTAGGATTCGTCATAACAGCGCCACGTTTTGTATCTTGAGATTGGAAGCCTTTACTTTGAGCCATTTTTGATCTTGCGACCATTTGATAACCGGACGCATGTTTTCTTGTGGTGCCTGTCATTGCGACTTTATTGGGTTTGACTTTAGTAAGGAAAGAACGAAATGATTTTTTGACATGACCCAAAATCGCTCTAGAGTCTTCTGTAGAAAAGTTCTTTTGTTTGAAAACACTACCATTCACATGAACAGTAGGACGATATGAACCTTCTTTTCCCATGCGGTAACGAACATGGACCTTATGACCATTGATTTCAGCATAGTCTACATAACCCTTGTTCTTACGAAAACGTCCAGGAAGAGGTTCAAGTTTTTCATTGAGGAATCGGATAAAGGAAATCATGGTTTTGGCCCTTTTTGTTGGTTATTCTTTATTTAGAATAACTAGGTCTTATAATGTTACCTTCAATACGCTCCAATACTGCCCCTGTCATAAAGAATAAAGCCCCAGCAAATATGGCTTTATTGAAAGCAAACTCAGAATTACAAGAGGAAGTCCAATTATCACCTTCCTGATACATACACGAACCTTGGCAAAGCTGTAAAACAGGGCAAGATTTACATTCTTCCCGATTTTCCCAATGATAAGCTGTGGTCAATTTGACTTTGTCTAAGGAATTGACATGACCAAGCCTGTGTCTGCCCTTTGCTCCTGTGTTTTGACAAGTCATGATGTTGCCAAGTAAGTCAACAGCCAATTGATCTTCTCTATCCATTGCGCATTTCTGTCCCAAGGAAAATGATGGTCGTTGCATTAGAATGGAGTTGATAGCATTATCAACATGACGAATGATGGTAGAAGAACGTAAAGCTGATTGATCTATAATCTGAAAATAGAGCTTTTGTTGTAAATCTGTCAGCTGATTTTCAGTAAATCTTGATGTATCGTCTCCATTGTAATCATGCACAACCCCCTCAAAGTGAACATTCATTGTGTTTGGTGCTTGAACATCAAATTTTTTATTAAACCAATCTATAACAGCAGACACATCATAAGAGGCTGGTGTAAGAACAGCATTGAAAGAGAATCTACCTTTTGGTATGAGTCTTTGCATCAAATCTTCAATCTGTTTTCGTTGTTCTGGGTTGTCTAGCGGGTCTTCTCCACGCAAATGGTATCCAGGGCCGTCATGGCTCATCCCAATACCAAATCCCCAATCATCAATTTGTTGGTTTATTTCAGGGGTGAGTAGAGAGCCGTTTGTGATCATGATGTATTGAGCATCAGGAAACTTCTTAATAAGGGCCGGCGCCAGCACTTCTATTTTCTTCCAATACAACAAAGGCTCGCCCCCCCAGAATTCAATCTTTGTGGGGATGCCTGTCAACCATTTGTCTAATGTCTTGATAAAAATATTAGCATCGGCAATAGAAGTAGCAGATGCTTTATGAATCTCGCTGGCCTGAAGACAATATGAACAAGTATAATTGCAACCTAAACCAAGCTGGATTCTTAATCGTGTTGGATTAGATACTTTCTTGGCTGGATTGATCGGGCTTGTTTTGAAAACCTCTTTCCATTGTTTAGGAGGATAAGGATTCTCTTTGAATAGAGTTCCATCTTCATTTTTTAGTTGCGATGTGTGTTGATTGTAATGCATCGTGAATCTTGTGTTATCACGACGTAACATATGTAGCACGAAATCTTTTGTCATAGTTTAAGTGGTTACCTTAATTGTTTTTTCAGCAATTCCTGTGTAGTTTGCCCAGCCGACTTTGATTCTCGCTTCATCACCAGGAAGGAGCCCGAGCGGCATGAATGTAAATTCTGTATCTACACCAATCTTATAACGTTGTTTGGAAATGTAACCGGCTGTTGTTTCAAGAAATACTTCAACTGGTGTTCCACGCGGATGTTTTGGGTCCATTTTTACACTCAAAGTGATACTTGTATTGCCATGCACTTCATATTTCTCTGCGGAAATATCAAGAGTTGGTCTTACAAAGATTCCAGGCATCCCTTGTTCACATTCTTTAAATGGAGTGTTTACCCAACATTTATTGGAAACTAGGATTATGCATTCTGAAAGAGGTGAATCTTCATAGGGAACGAAAACGAAAACTATGCTATTCAGTTTTTCTCTTCCAAGAAAAGTTGATGATTGTTTATCTTTGAAAATTTTACTTCCAGGGTAGATATTATAGGGAGTTGGAAAATGTTGTTGGGTATTGAAAGCAAGCAACCATTTTTGTGGTCCTTTTCGTTCATTTGTACCTATTGTATCACCAACTTCATTATGATTGTAGCGAACAACACCTTTTACTTGATAGATGCCATCATTATGTTCATATTCAATCTGTTCATGAGTAAAACAAACTGAACGTATAGAAGGAGGCAAATCAATTTGAGTCATGATGCCCATTGTCTTGAGTGTCACCCAACTATCTATATTCTCATCAGTGAGTAAAGATGCATCTTTAGCCATCATATCTGGAGTAACTGGATCAAATACTTTTTCAAATATTACTGCAATAATATGATCGTTTCTGATATAAACACGAGCAGTTTGAAATAATTTAATAATTGGATAGTTTGCTTTATAAACTTCAAAATTACTAGCTATCGTCTTAAATTTTGTTTTTTTCTTAGCCATCTATTTTAATCCTCTTTTATCCACCATCACAAAAACAATCACAAACACAAACACAATTACAGTTGGTGCGTGTTTCTGTCCCTCGCACGGTTGTTCCCACCACTTGTAACCCATTTTTTACATAAATATCCCCCCCACCAATAATTGCAACACCACTTGTTACGCCTGTCAAAAAAGCTGGTGCGCTCTTAATTCGCCCCCAATCAATTTGACCACTACTATTGATAACTGTTGTTCCACCTATTTTATATGTCATTTTTATTATTCACCACCACAATTACAATCACATAAACAGTTACAATTACTGATATCTATGTAATATTTTAACCCAAGTTGATTACTACCAATATTTTCAATTTCATACTTCTTCCCGGAACCCAGACCGGCCCAAGTACCACCATCAATTTCATCTGCGGCAACGGATGTCCAATAAGATGGAGTGCCAGTTAACTTATTCCAGTTTATTTTGGCGTCCGATTCTATAACTTGAGTACCAGCAACAGTGTATGTCATGCTCTTGATATTGCCCTAATAGATGTGCTTGTCATTTCAACTCCTTGAAAATTGGCCCCAGTGATGGTAACTCTTCGTGCTGCTGTGCCAGTAATGATTGTTGGAAAATTGATAACCTTTGCGAAAGCAATTGTGGCACCATCAGTAACGACTTCAACAGTAGCAACGGATATTTTCTTAGCCAAGTTCTAGCTCCAGGTCTTCTATTCGTTTATGCATTTGTTTTAAACAAGCCAGCATTGCAGAAGTTATCATATCAAAGTTGATGGACAGATAACCATCATCATTTTCTTTAACAGCTTGAGGAATCCAACTGCGAACCTCTTGAGCCATCAAACCAATCTTATCATGCATTGGATCAGATTTCAAGCTATAACTCCAAACGGGAATTTCTAGGATCAAACTATCAGAAATTTGATAATGTTTATTCTTCAAGCGCTCATCTGATGAAGTATCATAGGTTGCAGCTGTGATATTGTTGGCGACGACTAGATTGTTTGTAGACTTCGTAAATGTAAATCCAGCATAACCGTTGGTAAAGCCACCGTCATTAAATTGCACCTGAGTTGTTGAACCGGCCGCTCCAGGCACGACACTTGTCAAGCCAGCACCATTACCAAAGAAACCGGCTGAGTTAACTGTTGCCAAACCAGTAGTTGTGTTACCGACTTTCAAACCATCAGCAAGAACGTTAGTAGAATTAACAGTATCACGAATTCTAAGCATGAGACTATTTGCTAAAGCATTGACAGTAGTGTTTCCAATAGAAAGCTTCACAGTATCAAGAAAAGCATTCGCCCCAATTACAACCTGAGTTGCTTGTAGACTTGAAACACCAGTTGAATTGGAAACTTGAACGAGTAAAGAGTTAGCAAAAGCATTGACTGTTGAGTTGCCAATTGCAAGACTTACAGAACTCATAAGCATATTGGCGCCAACAGAAATAATAGAGGTATTAACCGTACTGATACCAATAATAAGCTTTGTCGGGTCTAGGTTTGCAGTGCCTAGAGTATTAGCAATTTTTAGAAGATCGCCAGTGACATTGACATTGATTGTTGAATTGCCAAGAAAAAAGGTTGTGGTGTTTATAAAAGCGTTAGCTGTGGTGTTTCCAACGCGGATTTGATTATTCGTTACAACAATGTTCGCGCCAAATGCAAACTGGCTGGTATTGACTTGAAGCTGATTTTGAACATTGAGTCCATGCCTTGCAAAGAAGGCAGTATTAGCCATGATTCCCTATCCTCTATGGTTTGTTTAGTATTTAGTAAATTTTCAATAGATAATATTGGTAACTTTACTATTGTCTTCCAGAGCAAGAAAAGCATGATATTGTTTTGGAGCAAAAAGTTCAATGTTTCCAGGTTTTAGTATTTTCTCCCATCCATTACCATAAGCCTTGATAGAACCTGCATTGACAATGGTAATATGTGCTGCACCTTCTTCATGATCATGCATCGGCAATTCATCCCCTTTATTATGGAATG